AAGCAGTTAACATTACAGCAGCGTGTGGGTATTCATCTGGAATAACTGTCTGCTCTGCTAGTATTTCACCTCTCCACCAAAGTTCATTGTCTGAATCTGGGTCTCTGTATATTTCCAGTCTTAGGCTACCTTCTGCCTCAGAGTTTAACTTATCATATAAGGTATTAAATGCAGTGTCGTTATCATCTGGGTGAAATAAAGTAATATTAACTTTAGAGCCTAGTATAGCTTTTGCCCTATCAAAATTGTCGTAACTGTAATCTAGTTTAAAGCCGTTAGGGCCTAAGACAAAAGCATGGTTTAGGTCAGTACCAGAAGCTGTGTCTATTATTTTGACTTTCCAGGTCTCACCTTTTAAATCCGTAAATTCACTGACTGCATAAGTGTAAGCCATTATTCAAATCTGTTTCTATCACGTGAAGCACGCTCATTACTAATTACAATGTCATCCCCAGAAATACGTCCATAAACCTGAGTACTACGCCCACCCATTATACTTTCCAACTTCGAGAGCGGAGCAATTACCTCAGGGTCAAGACCAGCATTTCTGTTATCTCCTACCATTGCCATTCCTGGGCCAAACACTAAACCACCCTGAGCAAATCTAGGTACTGTAACTAGGGCAGCCATAACAGCACCTAAGGCAGCAGCAATATTGCCTGGAATAGTTTTACCAGCAGAAGCCTGGTTTTCTACACTCATTGAACTTGCACCGTTTGCTACAGCGTTAGCTATAGCCTGAGCTATTGCCGTTTTTACAATAGTACCAGCTATCTGCCTCATAGCTTCATTACCGTCTATAGTGCCAGCAATAAGCTGCGCAAATGTGTTGCCTATTTGGTCTCCTAGTGCAGACATAGCCTGACTTGTTTGGTTTGTTGTATTAGTAAACTCTGTTTGAGCTACCTCTACATCATTTAAAAACCCTAGTAGCTGGTCTGTAGTTTGTAAAGTAAAGCCTTCTACATCCTGGCTCATGGCTTCAAACGTAGGCCCAGACATGCCCTGTAATTCGTTTAGCTTATTTTTTATTTGCTCTAGCCCTCCTGCTGCTTCTACACTATGGTCATAGAAGTCGTTTAAAAAACCTAGTAGCTGAGGGGTTTCAAATAATGTAAATGCCTGGCCAGCTAATTCAACCTCATGGCCTAGCTCCTTAACAGCCGTTTTAGCTGTGACTAGAGTTGTTGTGCCCTCTTCTACTTTTGTATCTAAATTTATTAGAGTCTGCTCTAAACCTGCAATCCTGTCTTTAGCTTCCTGTACATCTTCACCAAACTTAAGAAACTGTCCGCCTCTTCTAGACATAGCGCCGACTCCAACCTCTCCGCCGCCGCCTGCTCTCATTTGTCTCTCTGCTGCTCTCTGCGCAATCTCTAGCTTTACCTTCTCTTCTCTGAGTAATCTTATCTCAGTATTGATAGCTACCCTTCGAGCCTCTTCATCTAATTCTCCTAGGCTTTTTACAAAGTCTTTATTTTTCTGTACAGCGTCATTAGTGTTATTACCAAATAATAGAACTGCTCCAGCTACAGCAGTAAGCCCAGCCACTACAAGCCCCACAGGAGAAGCAAGCCATGCCGTATTAAAACCTACAACTGCTGCTTTTGCTAAATTAAATCCTGCTGCTATTTGTGGCAATACATATAACAGAGGCCCTACTACTGTTGCTATACCACCAACTACTAAAATAAAGTTTTTAGTATCTCCGCTAAGGTTCGTAAAACCTTTTGCTAGGTTAGTAACTCCAGCTATCATTCTAGTAATCACTGGTAGCACGTCCTGCATTAAATCTGCACCAGCTAATTTTAAAGCGTCTAAGGCTGTACTAAATTGACCCGAAGCTGTTTGGCTTAGGCGCTCCATAGCTCCCTGTGCAAAACCTCCCTCTTCTGCAAAGCCGGCTAGCGCTTCATTAAACTGCTCTACACTTACAGCCCCAGCCCCTAGCTCGCTAGGTAGTAAACCAGTTGCATCTGCTAAGGCCTCAAATATAGGAATGCCTCTCTCAACTAATTGGTTTAAACTCTCTAGCTCTACTTTGCCTTTAGCATTTACCTTGGCAAAAATAGCGGCAAGGTCTTCTATCCTATGCCCACCAGTTGCAGCAATATCTCCTAGGAATTGCAGTTGGTTATTTACTTCGCTTATATTACTACCAGAGGCTAATAGCTTTTTAGCAGCATCTGCTACACCTTCAATTTGGAACGGCGTTTCAGCAGTAAACTTATTTAGCTGCTCCATCATTTTAGCAGCCTGTTCAGCTCCGCCAGTTAATGAGATGAAGCTAGTCTCTAAGCGCTCAAGGTCGGCAGCGCTTTTTAAAGCAGCAGCACCCACGGCAGCTAGTGGTAGGCTTACGTTTCTACTAAGGTCTCTACCTAAAGACTTAAAATTAGAGCCTAACTTTTTAAACTCTCTACGAGCTTTGCCCAAGTCTTTATTAAGCTGCTTTGTGTTTAAGCCTATGCCTACTACTAAATCCGCTAACTTTGCCATCTATCTATTTCTTTTAGCTAAACTATCTAATAAAGCAAAACCACTAGGGCCTAGTTTCTTGCTTTGTTCTCTCTCTTTCTCTTCCCAAGGGAATACAGCTAAATCAATTGGTTTAATCTTGCTGCCTCTCTTAGTGTGTACGTTTAAAAGTAAAGCTGTCTGCCATCTAGTGCGCTCCCAGTTTGAGCGCTCCTGCGCTTCTATGGATTCACGCTTGCCTTTAACAGCATTGCTAAACTCTCTAAAAGTCATGTAGTAGAGAGGGCCTGGGGTTAGCCCTAATAGACCTAGCCCCAGCTCCTCTACCCTACTCCACGTTAAAGGGTCACCCCCTTCTTCTTCGCTTTTTTTTTCTCTTCTTGTTTACCTCCCATCGCCTCAGTCATGGCCTCAACTAATATCGGTAAATCCGTTACCTCTATTTTGCTTAACCACTTGTCCACATCCATAGTAAACCTCATCCCGTTATGCTCACAGCCCTCTTCGACAAAGTAAAAAATAAGTTCAGGGATAAGAGTTACATCTGAGGCATCTACCTCGGCAACCTTTACACCTGTGTTTTTTTCAAACTTTCTCCAAGCTCTCATGCTAGCTCGCATAGGGTACGTTACGTTTCCTACAGTTATATCCATGAGTTTATGAAATAGTTTCTCTTACGATAGTTTCTACAATCTGTACTGAACAAGTAAATGAAGCATTATCTTCAGTACCTCCAGTAAGCTCTAAGCTATCAATGTAACCCTTCACCTGGTAACGAAAATCTCCTGCATTTTCAGAAGCAGCTTGACCTATTACATGAGTGAAACGGAAGTCACACTTAGTTTTGTTAAGCTGAAAACCACTTAAAGCCTCGTAGCCTGTGCCAGCCGCTGAGTCAGTTGCGTACAAAGATGTGAAGTTCATAGTTGCTGATATCATGCCTGGTAATAAAGCTCTATAGCCAGCGTTAGCTTTTACTGTCGAGTCCTTCATTTCAGTAGATACAGAGATAGAGCAATCTGTAATATTGTCTACTATTAACTCTGTTCCGCCTTCCGCTGCGACCATGATTCGCAGGTCGGAGCCGTTGATTATTCCTGTTGTTTGTGCCATTTTATTTTATTTTTTCTTTTTGTTTCGCTTGTCACCCCCGACTAGCATTGTAATTAAAGTGTCTAGCCATCCAAAGACCTTGACAGCAGGTGCATCAGAAGGCATTAATGAGAAGATTGCTCTGAGAGCAACCATAAGAGCTACTAAAATAGCTTCCCAGTTTTCTAGTATAAAATCCATTTATGTATTATTTATTCTTATTTTATAATCTTGTATACAGACCCATGTAGAGCGCTCTGGATTTACATCCATTACCTCGTTTAGGTAATTTATAGACTGTATTTTTACACTTGAAAACGTGCCGTTTTTTCTATCTAGTGCAGCCCTAACTTCTACTCCTAGCTCTACAGCATCAGAGTATGTGCTATGAAAGCAGTAAAGCTCTACGTTAGCCTCATCTACTTCACCATTATCTTCTTTAGTGTTTGATGGGCTATTGCTTACAATAGAGTAAACTACATAAGGAAAGTCTATGTGCTGAGGCGCTATCTCTGGATAAATTTTATTGCCTACTATATCAAACACCTCGGAAGTGTTAGCCAAAATATTTCTTACTCCTCTACCTACTATCATTATGCTGCTTTAATATATCTCGCAAACTCTTTTCTGTATAAAATTAATTGCAGTTTTCTCATCCTTGAATTTGTAGCCTTTAAACCTCTGCTAAATACGCCTGTATTTTGTGTACGGTGTTTGCCTCCAAACCTAGGCCCAAAATCTCCCTTCTCTACTATGTGAGCATAAAAGCCGTCAGCAGACCTTTTTGTTTTTCTACGGCCTATGCTATTAGTCCTTGGCCCAGCTATTACATTGTTTCTGCTTTTATCTGGCATCCATGTACCGGCAGAGCGTTTTAGCTGTCCAGGCGTTATCTTTTTACCTCTAAAAATAATAGGCTTGTGATAGTCCTTAATATTTGTTTTTAGATTAGAAGCATAAACATCACCTACCTTATGTCCTATATTTTGGAGCTTTTTACTGTCTTTGTCAGTCCACTTAGCAATCTTATCAATCTTTCTAAATAGCTCGTTTAAACCCTTTATTGAAACTGCTTCGCTCATTAGTCAAGTAATTCTGTAATTAAACGAATACGGTCTTGCCTGCCTACTTCATGCACTCCTAGAATATTATAGTACTTATTGTCGTACTTAACTCTGTGATGTGGTTTGATAGTTTTAGTAGTAGAGCTATAGCGAATAATGAAAACTACACTGTTTACGCTTACCATCTGCTCCGAGCTATTTTTTTCTGTAGCAGTAGGCTTGCGCTCTATTTGAGCCCACACCTCATCTAAATCAGTCCACACCTCTAGCAACTCACCATACAGATTAGTGTTAGTTGTGTAGCTCTGGATTTTTATCCTTCTATCTAAACCTCCTATGTTCATTTATTAGATATGATTCTATAAGGGTTTAGTAAAGCAGCTACACCTAAAGGCATCTCTGCTGTGATTGTACCAGTTATTACTGCTCTTCTGTTTTCGTAGTAGTGAGCTACTAGCATTTTAACGGCATGCAGTATAGGGTCTGCTGGCGTTTCTCCTATAGTACCTGAAATAGTTACTGTA